TACAATTCCTAATGATTGCGGACTTTGCCCTTGTAATCGAGCATATCCTTGTATATTTTGTTGTGCTTGTGGTGATAAACTATTTGAAGCCACATTAGAAACTATTCTTGGTGGAACAATTTGAACTGAAAATCTATTTGTTCTTGAAACTCCACCAGCATCCATTATTTGAGAAATTATTTCTTGAATACCCGATGTAGGACTACCAGATCTTAGTAATGAAGTTACGTAAGATGATACCTGGGAAATTGTGGAAGCGATTGGCATATAATATATTTATATCTTATGTGGTAATCCATTTGTATTAACTGTTTTTTGAACCGGAGAGGTTGTCACTGTTGGAGTATGTGGTATATTTGTTGTTTTAGGTAATCCTGTCGGCCCTTTCTGTTCTCCAGAAATAATTCTTTCTGAATCAGCCCAAACAAATGTTTTGCTCCGTTTAACAAATTGTTCAACTGGAAGAAATAATGCAGTTTCCCAATCAGGTGAATTAATCCTTACATAATGTGATCTTACATGTTGAAATAAATATTTTTTCAAACAAGGTTTAAAAGCTTTAAATCTAGCAAAACCTTTTAACATCCTATATGCTATTTGAATACGGGCCCGTGGATCATTTTGATTTCTATTTGACATTAATTCTAATTGTCGGAAAAGTTCTAATCGAGTATTATATCCAAGATAATGTAAATTTAATCCTATAAAACCTTCTCGATTATAATCAATGGGGAAAACTAAAGGAAATCTATCATAATATGGAAGAACCTTTTTATATTTTGGATCATAATAAAACAAATACATTAAACCAGGTAAAATATTTTCCGTACTTCTATTAGGATCGGCTAATAAATGAGGACGTAAAGTATCTCCTCGATAAAAATGTCCTGTAGGACTTTCACTTAATTTTCTAATTTGATTTCTATACCATTTTATAGAACCAGCTTGAGTATTTGAAAATGGTTCTTTCTGAAGTTTTTCACGAACACGATCTAAAATAGAAATATATGCCATATAGATATTTATCTCATGCATTCCGTTTCAGTCATGAGTTTAAAAATATAATCATGAGCAATACACCAATTTTTGGCGGCTTCCCATTTAGATAAATTTATAGCATATCTTTCTACCGCATTATAATATGATTTGGTTTTTCTTTTAGGAATTTTAGGTGGTTGAGTAAATTTATATGGTTTAACTTCAATCATATATTTCTTTTCTTGTTTATTTTTATCCAAAACTTTTACAAGAAAATCAGGAAAATATTTATGAACTTTTTGATCAACTGGAGATACATAAGGAATAAATGATTCTTCTGAAGCCCAAGCTAAAACATTTGAACTAGAATCAAAAGTTCTCATACAATTTCGTTCCCAAATAGAACGATAAATAATATTATGTGGGTTTCCTTTATATTTTTCAGGATGTATAAGTGTGAATTTTCCTTTATAAGGCATAGTATAAATAATATTTAGACAATATGATGCCATCTATTCCAACTTCAACGGGGTCAGTTTTACCACCTAATACATCTAATCCTTTAGCTAAATTAGAATCAAATGGATATAATGTATCCAGTTTTACTTATCCAATAGATTTAACAAGCGATCCTGGAGAACAACATATGGTTTTATTTTATATTAATACTATAAAATCAACTTTAGGTGTTAGTGGTTCACAATATGCAACAAATGGTGGTACACCTGTAGATTCAAATGGAAATCCTGCAACACCACAGGTAAATTCAAATAGTAATACAACTACATATAATAAAAATAATATTAATAGAGTTTCGACATTAATTGCTTTATATATACCTTCTTTTCAAACCACATATGCAACAGATTGGGGACAACAAGAATTTGGACAATTTGGTGCTATAGGTAAAGCTCTTGCAGGAGGAAATTCTTCCATACAAAGAGCAATTGAAGAATTTGGTCTTCAAATAGGTGTAGGTGCTGTAAAGGATCTTGAAGATATAATATCTAAACATATAGGATTAAATGCTCCACTTTTAGAAGCTGGAACTTTTATAACTAAAACTGCTATTAATCCTCATTTAGAAATGTTATTCCGAGGAATTGGATTTAGAACTTTTCAATTCCAATTTAAATTTACTCCTAGATCTGAACAAGAAGCTCTTACAGTTGCAAATATTATTAGTGCATTTAAATTTTATTCTGCTCCAGAGGTTAGATCGGATAAAAATACAGCTAAATTTTTAATTTATCCTTCTGAATTTGATATTGAATTTTGGAGTAATGGAAAACAAAATAATTTCTTAAATAAAATATCTACCTGTGCTCTTACATCAATGACAGTTGATCCTATGGCATCGGGTGCATGGTCAGCATTTAGACCAGGAACTAATATTAATGGTATGGCAGTTGAAACAAATCTTTCATTAACATTCCAAGAACTTGAAGTTATTACCAAAAATCGTATATATGAGGGTTACTAACTTCTTTATTTTCAATAAGTTATGATATGATGTATAAATACTTTTATGTATATCATTTACAAACACACTAATATAATTAATGATTTGGCTTATATTGGTTATACTTGCCAAACCATTGAAAATCGTTGGAAAGCACATATAAAATCGTCTTTAAAACAAGAATGGAAATTTAGTCAAGCAATCAAACAAATTCCCTATCAATTTTGGGACCACGAAATCCTTATAGATAATATCTTAACTTTGGAAGAAGCCAAGAAATTAGAAATTGAAATGATTGCCAAGTATAACACTTATTATAATGGTTATAATATGAATTTAGGTGGATCTGGCAGGCAAAAATATACTATGTCTGAAAAAATAAAAAAGAAAATAAGTCAAGCAACTAAATTGGCTATGTCTCGACCTGAAATTAAAAAGAAAATGTCAGAATTCCAGAAGAAATATTTTAAAGAACATCCAGAAAAACATCCTATGAAAGGGAAAAAACATTCTCAAGCATCTATTGAAAAAATGTCAAATTCTCATTTACAAATGACAGAAGAAACGAAAAAGAAAATTGGTCAAGGATCTAAAAAGACTTGGAAAAATCCTGAAACTCGTAAAAAAAGAATACATCACCTTCAAAATATGTCTCCGGAAACTCGGCAAAAGATGTCTTTTGCCAAAAAAGGAAAACCATCTTGGAATAAAGGTAAAAAATGGCCAAAAGAAACAATTGAAAAAATGCGCCAAACAAAATTAGGTAAAAGAAAATTAGAGGTATGTATTTAATGCCAACATCCTATTTTTCAAAATTTCCAACTACCATATATGATATAGATAATACTGGAACAAATGTCCGTTTTATTACAGATATTATTCATAGAGCCAAATTTCTTGAGATTGTTCGAAAAAATATAATCGTTTTTTATCCTTATCATATTAAAGAAGGAGAAACACCAGATATTATTGCTGAAAAATTATATGGATCTTCCATGTATTATTGGGTAGTAATGTTTGCAAATAATATTTTTGATATTTGGAATGATTGGCCACTTTCTTATGACCAATTTATTGCATATTTAAATAAAAAATATGGATCGGTCCAAGTGGCTCAATCAACGATAGATCATTATGAAGACAATTTAGGTGCTTGGATTGATTTAGCCACATATAATGCCACATTTGCACAAGGTAGTATAAAAGTTTATTCTTATGATTATGAAACTACCTTGAATGAAGAAAAGAAAAATATACAATTAGTGGATCCTCAATATATAACAATAATCGAAAATGAATTGGATGCATTGATGGTTCCTCCATCACAATAATATGGACAGACATGCTACAGATTTTGAATTAAAAGAAGTTGTATTGGAAAGTATTACTGGAGATAATATTGATTTAGTATTATTGGTTACTGAAATTAATGTTTATGAAAACCTTTTTAATTCTTCCATAACAGCAGATTTTGTAATTAACGATGCATTAAATACAATTAAAAATTTACCTATTACAGGACATGAATGGATTAGATTTTCATTTAAAACACCAGGAAACCCAAATTTTATCCAATTACATTTAAGAGTTTATAAAATTGATGCAAGAGAATTAGAAAAAGAAAGAAGACAATTTTATATTTTACGGTGTATCGATAATATAGAATTTATCAATGCTCAAACCAGAATAAGTAAATCTTATAAAGGGATGTTAATTTCTGATATTGCTAATGATATTCAAACCAATTTTCTTTCTTCTTCTTTTATTTCGATTGAACCAACAAAGAATCTTTTCCATATTATTCCTCCATATTGGACTCCTATTAAAACTTTAAATTTTTTGGCATCACGAGCAAATAGTCAAAAATATGTTGGATCAAATTATGTTTATTATCAAACTGTAGATGGTTTTAATTTTGAATCAATCGAAAGTCTTTGTGATACTTATCCTCCAGTTCAAAATTATATTTTTCAAACAGCTAATGTCCGTAAAGATATTCCTGAAGGATATAAACCACGAACAGTTGATTTAGATCAAATAGCTTTAGAATCCTATAAATTTGCAAATAATTTAGATACATTGGAAAATATTACAAATGGGATGTATACCAACCGCCTTATATGGCATGATATACAAAGAAAACAATTTGGAATTAATGATTTTGATTATCCTAATTCTTATCCAAATTTTCAACATATTGAACCTAATAATGTAAAAGGTGGATTATCTTATCTATGGACTTCAAAATCAGATTTTAATACTAATGTATATGGTGAATGTAAATTATATCCCATTGGTTTACCAGGACAAGAAAATCATGTGGCAGATTGGATGCAGCCAAGATTATCTCAAATGCAACAGCTTCAAAATATCCGTTTATATGTCACTATTCCTGGAGATAGCCTTCGGCGTGTAGGAGATTTGGTTTCTGTTACTTTACCTTCACCTGAAGCTTTAGTTGAAGATCAATTACAATTAGAAGATTATTTAACCGATCGATATTTGGTTGTAGGGGTACGTCATACAATTAACAAAGCTAAATATGTAACACATTTAGAATTGGTAAAAGATTCAATTTTTAAAGCTTATCCATAAATAGAACTTGACAATCTATTCTTTTTATGATATAATAAAATCGTGGATGAATATAAAAATCAAACTCCTAGGCCAATTCCAGGAGATATAATTATAAAAGAAATAAAATATCCCATTTGTAAAGAATGTGGATTTTTAGTCGGAGAAACTGGTGGTTGTGCTTATGGGTGTCCAAAAGATTATGACCACTATCCTAAAAAAGATATATTCTATGCTGTTTATAAACAAAGTATGGAATTTTTGAGAGATGAAAATGTGGAATAAATTAAAACATTTATGGCATGAATTTGATTTTTGGTTTTGTAAAGATCTTATTGAAGATGAATTAACACAAGCTTTACATCCAGATTTTGGATATGTATGGATGGAAGGTGGGGATGGAGATAGATTTATAAAAGAAGCTAGGCTTCAAGGATTTAAAGCGGGACAAAAAGATATTTTAGGTGGATTTAAAGATTTGGAAGAACTGGAAAATCATTTCTTTTTGGAAGGTTATGATTTAGCTCATAATGATTGGCCACTTTCTTATTACAATCATTAAAATTTGATAAGATCCATATTCAAATAGAAGTTTGTAAACTTGTAGGACGGGCAGCTAAATTTCGTGGTAAAAAAAGAAATAAAGCTTGGCAAAAACAACAAATTCTTTGGTGGAACGGCAAAGCTTATAAGCGTGATGGACCGGAATATCAGAAATTATTGCATAGAGCCTATCGTGAAATGTTTAATCAATCAGAATCCTTTCGGCGTGCTTTGGTTGCTTCCAAAAATGCTGTTTATTCTCATTCTCTTGGATCCAATCGAGAAGAAGAAACCGTTTTAACAGAAAGAGAATTTTGTAATATATTAACTGAATTAAGAACAGAGGTATTAAAATAA